CTTTTGGCACGAGAAACCTATTTTTCCTTACCATTGGATTTTGGTTTTTCGTTACTTTCTCCTTTGATGAGGGCCGAGCAAGTGGTGTGAATATGCTTTATCAAGTCAATATCCGATGGTTGGAAATTGTTGTTTTGCATATTAAAATCATGCTCGGTTACTGTTCCTTGCAAATAGGAATATCCTACTTGTCCTTCTGTACTTTTCTGTACAGAGAAAGCCACTGCTTGTGGATTTTGGTCTTTCTCAAATTCGTAAGAGTACATCACAATAGCGTTCTGTACTTCTTCTTGTGCGGTGATACGCGTTGTTTTTTGAATGATTTGCATTATTTTTAAAGTTTTGAGTTGTTAATTTCTATGTCCTGTCATATAATAATGACTATTATAGTAGCGCAATTTTAATACATCTCCTTTACCCATATCCATATATCCAAAGTTATTACCTGCATGCCAATTTCCATTGTTATCTAACAAAGCTCCTCCATTAACACCTTGTATTCTGACGCTCCTTCCTTCTACATGAATAGACATTATAATAGTAAGTTCAAAGGATGCATTGTTTGTCCCAACTATTTGATTTATTTGTTGTGCATTAGGAAGATATACAGTTCTAAAATCAGTAATTACTCCTGTAAATACAAACATATGAGTATACTTTATGTTATCAACGATAGTATTAACATCAGCTACTCCTATATATCCATCATCATAAATAGCCCTCTTTCCAATACTTGATATATTCCCATCTATAAATTGAGCTAAAGCATTGTCAATAGTTACGTTTTCTACATCAGGCATTCCTTGTATACGGTTTTTTATATACTTTTTAGGACGAACCTTCATATAAGAGCCTATTCTATTAGTAGCTTCATCTGTATATTCAATTTTTTGTGCAATATAGGTATTAACACCAACCGCAGCATTAAAGTCCCCAAATGAAGCAAAAAGACCATTTTTTGAACTACGACTATCAACTATAATACCCCTATTTCCTATTTCTATTTCCGAAGTATCAGCGCTACCTGCATATATCCTTCCTCTCTTTTCATTTTCTTCAGTATTAATATAAAATTGCCCAATTTGTCCGCTCGTAGCATTAACTTGTCCTGATATATGTGCATTGGTAGCCCATAGTTCGCCGTTGTCATCTACTCTAAAAGGAGCTTGCTCTTTTAACCTATAAGGCGTACCCGCAAAGAAACGAATAGATTTGCCATCAAGTCCCGCCCCATTAATACCTGCATTTCCTCCAGATACATTGCCAACAGTAAGAGCGCCAGTAGTGATGGTGTTTTTTATTGTTTCCGTTCCGTTAGTATAGTCAGCACCTTTGCTAAATATACCATTGATATACTTTATATTGGCTTTTTCAGCTTCATTGATAGCCATTGCGTTTTTGTCAATGATACCTAAATCTACCATTGTATCCCATACATCTTCAGGAGCGGGTGTCCAGTCGGTGGGTTTGTTGCCTTTTTCAAGTTTTAGCAGTTCAAAATCACACTCATAAGGAACTGGTTTTGTATGTACAAAAAGTTTTTTGTATGCTTTTATCGCAGTAAAGGTAATACCATTATAAATCTCTTGTACATCACCCCATCCAGTATTCCAAAGAAAAAAGAAAGGTTCTGTTTTGTAGTTTTTAAATTTAAAAACGTAAGTTTCTCCTACTTCTAAGGTTTGAGATAAATCATACCATTTAACAGCTCCATATACTGAAAAAGATTGGGATATTCTTGGTTTTGAATTTAATATAAGGTTACGTCCCCCAATATTTAACTCATTCACTTTTTGTTCTGCAAATGTCTTAGCCTCTTGTAGTTTCTGTTGAAGTTGTTGTATTTGTCGTTGTTCTGCCGCTGTTATTTTGCCGTCGGCATTGGCAATAGCTTGTGTTTTGGTAAGTTCTGCTTGTGTTCGTGCGTATGCTTCTGTAGCAGTTTTAGCGGTTTGCAACATACCATTAAAAACACTATTCATTCCTTGTGGTGTGCCATTGATAATTTTAGTGGCAATCTCAGCATAGGGAGCATTTTGTTCAATAGATGTATAAACTTCTATACCATTACCTTTACCAATATTTGGAATACCTAAGAAGGCATATGGCATTCTTGATACAAATTTTGAATTATCATCATTAGCACCACAACGAATGAGAGCGTTTTTCAATTCATCAGTTCCTGCAATAGTGCTATTTTGGAATGCTGAATCTCTTGAAACCAAAGCTACTAACACATCACTATTAAGACCATTTAGTTTATCAGTTAGTTCTTTTCTTGCAATAATAGATGTGTCAAAAGTATCATAATTTTGTTTGAATATTACTTGCAAATCTGAACGTCGAATAACAGCGAGATATAGTCCCCTATAATTGTCAGGAACTATATTTTGTCCATTAATCTGAATAATAGGTGCAGCATGTCTGTTTAATCCTGTACCTCTTAGATATATCTCACCTTTGGCATTGTTTTCATTAGAATATTGTTTGAGTCTACTCTCCAATGAAAGCAAATCAGGATTTATAAGTTGCTTTATCTCGGTTTTGTTGCCGTCTGTTATTTTAAGATTTGCTTTTATCTCTATATGGTCATCAAATAGGTGTATATACTGCTCTCCATTTCCTGATGTTATCTTATCGGTTTTGATTTGTCCACCAGTGATTTCTGTAAATCCATTGAGTTTTGCAATACCTCTCTCACCTTCATATTCTGAATTAACGGTGGCGTATAGGAAATGATAAAAACCTGCCTCTTGCTCTATATCTATTTTGTTTTCGGATAGGATAAACTCGCCCATTTCGGCGGTTTTGGATGCTTTGATATAGAGGTAATAGGTTTTGGCTTTATCGTCCAAACGCCCTGATACGAAAGTGGATATATACCAATACTTATAACTGTTAGCATCACGATTAGGATTTATATCAGTAGTACTAAGTGTGAAATGTTTGAGCCACCCGCTACCTGCATTGATTTGCTTGGTGTTTTTATCAAAATACAATGCATGAGGTACAGTAATAGGATTTGTCTTAGAGGATACAAAAGCAAATTGAGTAGCTTTGTTTCCAATAAGTGCCATCATCGTTTGTACAGTAGCAGGGACGATGCTCTTAGTATATTCAGGAAAGGCTGCTTCTATTTGTTTGATAGTTTCTTGAGCATCACGCCAGCTTCTTTTAGTTAATGATTGTGTACGCTTATTGAGTTCCCCAAAATATACTTCTTGGTTTTGGAGTTTGCGCATTTCAGAAACAAAAGAATGCCCTTGTACCTTATTGGATAGCTCTATTTGTGGGCTGTAAGGATTATTTACATACTCTTTAAGCCCTACAATACGGATAGCCACGGGGGTACGTTGAAACTCGGTATCTGAAAAATTGATATAAGCCCCCATTTTTAGACGACCTCCTACATTTACCCAGTTCTTTTTTGCCCATATTCCGTCTAAATCACCAGTGAAAGTGAACATGTCAGTTCTATTTTCATACAGGTATTTGCACGCTTCCTTCATCATCTCCCAGCTGGCACCCATTTTGGTGTTATCATCGCAAATATAAGCATTAGGCATTTGCATATTATAGACGGAATATTCATCACCAATGGCAGGTTTGAATATGTCGTTAGGCATTGTTACGCCATCTTCCTCTTTTGGTACGAGTTGAAACCTTTTTTGTGTGTGGTCGTATTTCTGTACCTCAAACTCTCTACCTGATAACATGCCGCTTTCGAAGTAGATAAGCATTTTTTCACCTTTGATTTGCATTGCATTGAAATCAAGGGCTTGAGGTATGGAGGTATCGGTAAAATCATAGAAGTGTTTGTCGTGATCCACTTCAAATACTTCTGTAATTGTACCTTTACGCTTAGGATATATATGAGACAAATCAAGGCTTTGCTCATTTACAAATCCGTTATTTTGCGCATTCTTGATAGCTATTGATAGCCCTTTGTCATCTGAAATGAATGTTACACCCTCATGCACGTACTCTTCTGATTTAGGGAGTAATAGTTCCTTGTTGCCGTACTTAGAGCGGTCGATATTACGTTCCCCTCCTTGTACATAGAGGCGAGTAATACGGCTTTGTTCGGTAGTGCGACTTACCCCAGTCTTAAATCCTTTGCCTTTGCCATATTGGAGGGGTAGGGGATTGTCTCTGAAATATTCTACCTTGTGGAGGTGTATGGTCTTTCCTATAATCTCGTATTCTGTCTCAAAAGCCTTGGCTATCATTTCCAATGCTTCGAGGCAGTTATTATGATTGTAAGATACAAGTTTCTCAGAGGCTTCTATACAATTACCTACTTGCCACCCGCTATCTATCATATTAAGACAATCTAC